TCGCTCCAGCGTTTCCCGATAGGCTTTCAGTGCCCTGCGTTCGGCCTTGGCTTCAGCCTTGGCTTTTTCTTTCTGGATGATTTCGTTCAATTCGTCTTGCGTGAACGTCTTCGCCTCAGCCTGACTTTCATCTTCCTTTGCGGGGTCAGTACCCGCTTCAGGAGTCGCTACCTGTTCCGTGGTAGCTGCCGGGGTTTGAGCTTCGCTGTCTACAGCAGGCGGTTCTTGCCCTGTCACCGTGGGGTCAGACATTTGGTTTCCTTCAGTAAGGATCGGCTTATCGCCGAGGCCCGGTGAGCGCACCGGTACGTTTTGGGGTAACTGTTAGCCGGGCGTAATAAAACCCGCATCAGCGGGCATTTGTTCCGGCTCCTGACCGTCATCTATTGGCGGCGCGGTCATGATCTCTTGTACCGTCTGCATGACCATCAGGCGAATCTCTTCTGGCCCCATGGCCGGGGCAAGTGCCTGCATGCGCTCGGTTTCGGCCTTGTAGCGGGCGACGTTGTGGTCATCCTCTTGTTTCTCAGCGGCTGTCTGTGCGCTGATCAGGCTTTCCTGAATCTTGGCAGCGTTTTCCTGGGCCATGGATTGCTTTTCCTGCTCCATCCTCTCCAGTTCCGCGCCCATGGCCTCCAGTGCGCCGCTGGCCTGCTGCAATTGCTGGCTGAGCTGCTGCACTTGGCCTTGAAGCTGTTGCGTCGGGTCGCCGTCTTGATCGCGCAACTCAGGCGGCAGGGTTTTCTCCAGCCGCTTGGCGATTTCATCAGCCATCGGAAAATCAGCGCTGCGGATGATCAAATCACCAGCCTTTTGCATCAAGGTCGGGTCACGGCTGGCAAGTTCGGTCAACGCCCCGAACGATTCCTGGCGCTGGGTCTGGTAGCTCGGTCCGGTATCGATTACTACGTCATAGCGCCCGACTGAAGGGTTGAATATCTTGGAGACTTCGCCCTCGATTACCCGGTCTTCTTGATAGGGCTCTGGCATCTCAGGATTCAGCTGGACTTTTTCCTCTTTGCCATCAAGCCCCAGGATGCGAATCACGCGGCGCGTGTCGTAGACCTTCTGAATCAGGTCAATCAGCAGCTTGCCCTCATAGCGCAAAGCCCGCGTGAGGTTGTCCGGAAAGTGAAACGTAGCCGTATCACCCTGCACCTTGAGGCGCTGAATACCGACCCCCGATTGCGCCTCTGACTTGATGCCGAAATTGGCGTTTTGCTGTCCGCTGGCTGCCCGCATCTGCTCGGTCGATAGCTGCAATAGCTGAATCTGCGCCGCTGGCAATGTAGGCGGCGGCTGGCGCTGCGGCATGGGCAGCTGCTGGCCTTCGTCATCAAATGCGTTGTATGGAAGATAGGCGCGATTCTCAAGGTTCGCCGACTTCCAGATATCCTCGTAACCCTCGATAGCTTCAGCCGCGGCCATGTACGGCACTTTGTTCTGCAATGCCAGCCCTTGCACTGTCTCGGAATAGCTGTAGTTCACCATGCGCGCCGGGTCTTTCAGGTCCCGCACGACGCCTTTGCGGACGATCTCGCCGTTGACGTTCAGTTCTTTTCCTACAACGGTCACGATTGGCAGGTATTGCCCAGGCCAGTCGCGCACATTCACCGGCTTGTCTGCGCCGCCGACAATCTCACACCATTTCCAGCTCTTTACCTTGGTCGGACGCTCTTTGATGACTTGCAGCGGCCCCATGGCCTTGCTCTTGAGTATCGACGTGCCGTCAGCCAGTAATAGTGCTGTGTCGTCTTTGTAGGTGCAGTAAAAGTACTCAGCGCGGCGGAATGTGTCTTTCTTGACCCAGCCGGATTTTTCATTGACAGACCATGAAGCCGGGTCCAAGTCAGGATATTCGCGCTTGAATTGCTCCTCTCCAATGTCTTCGAAGATGAAGCCCCATTCAGCATCGCATTTATCCAGCTCCTGCGCGTTCGGGTCGATAAAGACCAGCTGCGGATTCAGGACCGGCTTGATCAATATCACCTGATCAAACGATGTCTCGCTCTCGTAGTCCGTGATGATGCGCCAGTAACCCTCACCGCCGTAAATCGCATGCTCTGCGGCTGTATCGTGCGCGTCGTCGGCGTTGCTCGATACCTGGATGTTGCGGATCAATCCACCCAGAATCTCCGCCGTCCGCTTGTCCGCGCCGTCATCAACCGGAGAAACACGCGCCGATGGCCGGTTTTGCCGGATGTTGTTAATGATCTGGTTGCAATGCTGCGCCGTCAGGTTGACCGTCAAACATACCTTCTGGTCGATTACCCGGCCCCGCCTGATCTGGTCTGGCCATTGCCAGCCGTTATCACTGTCACCCATGGCAAAGCGGGTGTCTTCGATGGCGGCTTGGCGCGTCTTGTTGTTCGCGTCATTCGCCAGATCAAAGCGCTTCTTTGCCTCTGTGATGATGTCAGTTTCTGCGGATTCAGCCACAAATATCCTCTACCGCCGCAGCGATTGGTTTGATTTTTGCCTTGTTGTCGGCGTTCGGTGGGCGCACCAGCAGCAGGGGTGATTGCTGTAACACAGCAAAGCCGAGGCGCTGATACCACTCCGCCAGTTCTTCGCGGGTCATGTCAAACGTCCCAAAGGGCCGGGGCATGATCAACAGAATGATCCCGTTATCCGATGCCTCAGCACAGACGTTGCGCAATAGCTGCGTTGCATGGCCCTGGCGCTTGTGACCGGACTCCAGATGCGATATCTCCATCAATCCACCACGCAAATGCGCCGGGACGTTGGTGTTGTATGACAGCTTGAGGCTTGCCGATTCGTGCTTTCTGATACCGGTTTTCATTCACGCCATCCAGTTTTGTTCAAATGCACCATGTAACTCGGCCTTTTCCTCGTCGGTCTTTTTCTTCTTTTCGCCCTTCACCAGTCCGGGGAAAAGCTCGGCAAGCACCCATATCCACGCATCGGCACGGTTAGGGCTTCGCTCGCCCATGTATCCAACAGTCGAAAAAGCCACCAATTCGTCTTCAAGCTCGGGAAACTCGCCCACATGGCGAACCTTCCCCTGCTCGTACAGCGCGCTAAACGGCTCAGCCCTCACGGCCTTCCCGCGTGCCGCGCTGACTGCCTTGTAGGGCGTCCTGGGCCTTGCTGTCTGTATTGTGGCCTTCACCATCGCCCCGCCATAGTTCTGCTCGCCGACGATCACGTTAGCTTGGTGCCGGTCAAACGCGCTTGTGGCCACGCGGCCCCATGTCGCCGGTCCAGCCTTCACGGTGCAGTCTTCCAACAGGTAGGCGTTCCCATCAACCCCGAGAGCTCCTACGCATATCCCGATAGCATCGTTATCAGCGTTGTCTGCATCGTCTGAGCCTGACGGGTCAACCCCAACGACTACCCGCACGAACTCAGGCAGCGCGCCATCCAGCACGCGCCACTTATCAATCACCTCGTCGGCAAACAGCGCGTTAGGCGTTGCATCGGCAAATTCACCCTTCAGGAATCGCTTTTGAAGCCTGGCGCTGAGGCTTTTCAGCGTGTCCAGATACCCGGCTGAAACGTTATCGGCGTTATCTTGCGGGTTGATCTGAAACCACGCGTAATCGTCAGGATGCGGTAACGGCTTTTTGCTGTCCGGGTCGCGTTTCTCGATAAATAGCCGGTAAGTCCAATGCACCTTGCTCGGCGGGTTGCAGTCATACAACATACGCGGTTTTAGCGGCACCGGTTCACGGCCTTCAATCACCTGGTTAACCTGCTGGGCTAACCGCGTGACGGCAATATCCCTTGACCCCTGCGGTATCTGGCTCGCCTCATTCAAATAGATGGTTACGAACTCCATACCAAGAATCTTTTCGGTCCGCTCTTTATCGTCCAGCCCGGCAAACCAGATTTGCGAACCGTTCTCAAACTCTGCGAACCAATCGGTTTTGCTTACCGTGTACTTGACGCCCGGAAAGCACAGATCTAACACCTTCGGGAAGGTATCCATGACAACCGATGCCTTGATGGCGTTGAACCGGAACCTCAGAATCGCATGGCGACTCTTTGGGGCCTTCAACGCCCGCATTACCACATTGCGGGTCAACAGGAACGTCTTGCCGCTCCTGGATCCTCCGAACAGCATGCAGTGCGTGGCAGAGCCCGCAAGCACCTCCTGCGCCTCTAACTGCCTTGCCGTGAACTTCATTGCTTAGCAATTAAGCAGATTCGGCAGAATGTTACAGATTCCGGGTAAACCCCCGGAGAAAACGCATCCTTTGTAACAAAGCCAGCCTGAAAGCACAGAAAGTTATCCACAATCACAGCCGCTCATCTAACTGGGTGGCAACAATCGTCACCCCGCCGCTATGCTCTATTTCCTGCTTTTCGCGCCATTCTGTAGGCTTGCGGTTCTTAAGCCAGAAGATCATGGCCGTCGAGTCTGGCGGGTAATACTTGCGAATTGGCGTGATCACCACATCCTTGTCAATCACCCGAATATCCACCTCATCGTGCTCGTAGCCCATGGCTCGACGGAACAGGCTTTGCTCCACTCTTTCATCAGCCTGAGCCTTTGGCACCTTTATGGCGTCCGAAAACTCCGGGTGCTGCACCTTCCACAGTGCGATTGTGGATACCGAAACCTCGAAAAAGTCTGCCAGCTGGGCGTCTGTTGCTCCAAGCGCGCATAGCTTCGCCGCTGCTTTAGCGTGCTCCGGCTTGTACTTGCTTGGCCTGCCTCCTGCCATGATTCACCTGCTTATCACTGCGCCTAAGCGCGACCCGGAATCCGTCCGGTCGGTTATTTACCTCCGTAGACCTTGATAAAGGCCTCCGGGGTCATTGGCTCTTGTCCTAGCGCCCTGGCTTCACTTACGTGGAGCTGATACGGGCGACTCTGGATGATCTGTGCAGCCTGCTGGGCCATGCCTGAGCCCAATGCTGGGGCCTGGCTTTTGCCGCCTAGTAGCTGGGTTAGCATGTTTGCCATTGCTGATCCTAAGTAAAGGTGTTGTTTCTCATCACCCCAAGCCATGAGGCGAAAAGACTATGCGTCCCGGCGCTGGCTGCGGTAGCCCTGTAGCAAAAATCCGTTTTCTCCGCTAAGACGATCCCCGGCGATCCTGGTTGTGTGTATGGCGGCTCATCACCCACCGCGACGCTTAGAGGGGCAACAAATATGCCGGTTGAGCTTTGGATATAAATCGAGAACTGGGCGAATTTGTTGCCGCCCGATACATCAGCAAAGCCCCACGCCTGGGAAAGCACTTGCAGCGTATG